CACGAGGTTGTACGCGCCCCGGTATGTGGCCGATGCGGTGGCGATGCCGTCATCCACATAGTCCTTGTCTGCGAGCTGGTTTTGGGGCGTTGCCTGGGCCGGAATCAGGTCCTCGATGTCGGCAATGTCGTCGGCGTTCTGCTTTTCCGCAGCCTTGGCACGTACTTCCTCTGCATCAATAGCATCGGAATTTGCCTTCTCTGCAGTCTTGGCCCGAGTCTCTTCATCCTCGATAGCCTTGTTGATGCCTGCGATGGCTGGGTCATACTCCTCATGCGTCACCACGTTCGGCTTATTCTTTATATATGATGCCGCGTTCGGGTTTGTCTCGGCCCAGTCAGCCTGCTGACGGTCGCCAGAGATGAGCATCAGCACACCTGTCATGAAGTACTGGTTGTCAACCATGAATGTCCACGAAGGAACATTGGCACGTTCGTTGGTCTCGACAATCTGGAACACGTTCTCCACACACCACCGCCACGGCTTACCGTTGTACGTTCCGCTCATCTCCATGCCGTACCATCCGCAACCGTCGCCGTCGCTGAAGCTCACGATGGCATTATTGTCCTCGATAATGAACTCCCTCGTCGTCTTCTTGCCTGCATGAAGGATTCGCAGCGTCGCGTCGGCATCTATTAGGTGGAAGTTCTCGACGATGGTTCCGTCAAGACGCACCGCCTCGACATGTATGTTAATTGAAAAGGCGTTTCCGCGCACTATGCGCAGCACATCGGCCTTGTTATTGCAATTACAATTCTCCATATCTTCCTGTCATTAACAATTACACTCACTCGCTAACTTGATATACGGCTTCACGTGGATGCTGAAGCCAGGCACGTCGTAGAGCTGCTGCTGCGACACCGCCGAGCGGTGGTCATAGCTTGCCTCCACTTGCATCAGCGCGGCGATATACAGTCCCTTCGGCACATCTCCCCACCGTTCTACAACCTCATCATAACTGCGGTTTATGATATTGAGAACCGCCTCTTCCGCCGCGTCGCCGTACAGCTCCAGCAGTTCATCTTCGCAGTCGAAGTCAATCCTGCTGTGCTTCTTGATCCATTCCGTCGTTAACCATTTCATATCTATTTCCTTATTTTCGTCTTATAAAAAACCCCCGACTTTGCGTCGAGGGTTTACTTTGCCATGTCTCCTTGCACCCTTGCGGCATTTTTGCCGCAACCATTCACTGCGACACTGGCGCTGCCAGCGGACCGCTGCCTATCAGTTTGATGCTGCCCGTGCCGAGGTTACCCTCTGTCCCCTGTATGTCGCACTGGGTACATAGTGCCGTGCCCACCCACGTCACGCCGCTACCTATCAGCACCTGGATGTTGTACGTCGTTCCCTCGTCCAGCGTTATTCCATCAGTTGTGATCAGGTGACTCAAATCAATGCTCCACGACTTCCGGCCTGCAATATAATTCTCATTCTGTCCGTCAGTCGGAGAAGCAACGCCCAGTGCTTGGCATTGTTTGTGAATGGTGCACGACTTCGCGGCAGCTATTAAAGCCGTGCCGCCGCTGTTATAAATCTTGATGTCTCGTCCGTGTATTACGCTCATATCTTTTCAATTTTAATTGTCAATGTTCAATGGTCAATGGTCAATGGCTTTAGCTTCTCCACGTCACCAACTCTCCCTGTCCCGTTCGCTTCAGGAAGTGGTTCGCCACCAGCACAATCTTCTCGCCCTCTATCCGACCAACGATCTGCCCATTCTTAAAGCCGTTACCCGTGCCTTCTAACTGGCTCGCCAGCACGCCAGCCTGAGCTCGGTTAAGCACAACTTCTCCGGCATTTGCCAGTATGGGCGTTACGTCACCACTGAAGTGTGTGCCCGGCACTTCGTAGCCGCCTGCTGCATGAGGCACGACACCGCCACGGGCCATTCCTGGGAAGAACGAAAATGCTGTGTTGGTCCATATTGCCTGTGTCAGCGCACCGAGTGCAATGGTGTTCGCCGTCAAGTTCGCCGATTGTGTTACGCCGATGATGGTGTTCACTCCGTCAATGACGGTCATCAGTCCGTTAATCACGCCGATTATCTGCTGCACTTCCTCCGGCAGTTTGATGCCCATCTGCTGCAATCCGCCAGCTACCTGATTCAGACCGCTCACCACCTTCTTCGTGTCGTCCCAGCTGTCATGCGTCTGCCGCTTCTTGTAGTCGTCCACCTGCTGCTTCTCCATGTAGTCCATGAACTTCTGCAAGCCGTCCGAGAACTTAATCTCCGTCGGGGCCACGGGAGCCGTGCCAGCCGTGAATAGTGATGAAGGTGCCCATGCCGTCGTGCCGCGCAGATCCGTCAGCTCGCGCATGTTCGCAGGATTGAATTTCTCCTTGCCCGTCATGCGGTCGAGCAGGTACTGCTGCTCCTCTAGTTCCGCCTTTATCTTCTGTCGGCTGTCATCGTCGGCTGCTGCACGCCACGCCTTCTGAAGTTCCTGCACCAGCTTGGTCTGCTCGTCGATGCTGCCGCTCACAGCTTCCACGTCAGCCTTGGTGTTGCCGCCACCGCCACCGCCGCTGCCTTTGTTTATTCGGCTGTCGGCGCGGTTGATGGTGCGGTATGCTTGGCCGATGTTTGAGTACATTTGACTTGCCTGCTGCTGCTGCTGTTTGATAAGTCCGACCAATTCGTTGTAGCTGTTTTCGCCCTGTTTATCGACACGGAAGACGGACCACCCTTTGTATTGCTCGTTAGGGTTCCTCTGATTGATTATGGCAGCTTGGTCGAAAGAAAGGTTATGACCAGACCGAGCCCATGCTTCAGCCTGCCGCCTACGGGCCTCGAAGTCCTCATAAGCCTTTGCGCCCTTTACTCGCTTGTCGAACTCCGCTATCGACGATGTACCCTTTTTGAACTCCTCCATCGTCATGCCGTTCTGCTTGGCCAGCTTGTTATAGTATGCGTCGATGGCCTTGCCCGTCTGCTTCAGTTCGTTGCCCGTCAGCTTCACGATGTTTTGCATGCCGTTCTGCAACTGCCGCTCCAAGGTCTTAATCTCTGCGGGAGTCAGCAACGTGCCTTCTGCCTTTGTTGCCTTCAGACCAGAACCTGCTGCGGGTGCAATATATTTGCCTGTCATCAGCATCATGCGCAGTCTGACGTTCTCGGCATTCTGGCGGTCCATCTGCGGCGACTGGATAGTCTTCATGGTGCCGAGGCGGTCCAACTCGTCATAAGCCTTGCGTGCTGCCGCCACGATTTCGTCGATGTTCGACAGGAAACCGCTGATGTCGCCGTTGTTGATGGCATTCAGAAATCCTTCATAGACACTCTCCGAAGCGGCGACGGTACGGCCCCACTCATCGACGGAAGACTCCGACGCAAAGAAGGCATCCTTGCCGACCTTCAACGCCGTCGTGACCGCTGCCATCGCACCACCGAACTTTGTCAGTTCGCCGATGTTCAGCCCGAACTTACCTGCAACGGCATCGAGCGCACCGCTCAGACCGCCGCTGCCGTTCAGTTCCTTATTGATGTCTTCAAGCTGCCCTTTGCTGTCGTTGATGCGTCCCTTCAGTTGGTCGAGCGACTGCGCCAGAGCCTTGCCGAAGGGCGACTGCTTCTCCTCGTCGGTCAGTTGTCTGTACTGCGCCGACAACTCCGTGAAGGTGCGCTTCATCTCGCTCAGTTTGCCAGTGGCCGAGCGGCTGACGGTATCCATCTGACCTACGGCACGCACAAAGTCGAGCGTTTCCTGCTCGACCACGCTCAACGTGCCGCCTACCTGACGGCAACCGTCGGCGTAACGCTGCAAACCCTCCGCAGCGCGGCGAAGTTTCTGGTCGTACTCTTGGGAGTCAACTTTCAGTCTTACTATTGAATCTGCCATATCTTATTTCGTTTTACTCAACAAATCTTCCAATTCCGTGTCAGTCAAGGCTTGACCGGCTCGTTTGATGTTGGCATCATACTCCTTCGAGTCTATTTTGAGCCTAATAACCGAATCACTCATATCTTGTCGTTCAAAATTTTCGTTAATTTATACTCAGTAGCTACAGCCAGGCAGTCACGCATATGCAATAAAAAAAACGCCCGATATGCTGTTACACATATCGGGCGTTTTTACGTCTCGGGTTTACCGCTACTTCACCTTCGCGCTCACGTCGAAGTAATAGTCTCCGAACACGTCGGCAATAAATCGCACGTAGCCGCCGTTTTCTTTCAAATACTTCAGTAGGTCAGCTGGACTCGACTTGTATTTCATGCCGTTGCTTTGCATCACACCTGTGGCACTCTTCGTGAAGTAGAGCACCGTGCCGCCTTCTCCGGGCATCACCTTCCACTTCTCGGCCATCCATATCAGCGTGCCCTCTGCTGAGTACAGACCGACCTTACACGTATTCAACGTTTTACGGTTGCCCATGAAGTCACGACCGCCAATAAAGATATGAGGAGGGTTCAATAGTCCCATGCCAACACTGCCGTCGTCCCACTCCGTAAACCCCACGTGCTCACTTCTCCATTTCTTGCCGCCAGGTTGGTTGCTCATAGCATCAGCCTCCTGGTAGTAAGAAATCATTATCTCAATGGCTTTACTCGCTTTGTCCTGTGCCGTGGTCGTCATCGCAGCCATCGCCACCACCATCATCATCAATACCTTTTTCATAGTTCCTTTGTTTTAGTCTGTTAATATGTTAATATGTTACTCTGTCTTTCACACGTTACTCTGTCCTCCGCATCCCCGTGCACTCCAGTGGCGTTCTCGCCGCTGTCTTCCCGCCGCAAAGATACAAAAAGATTCCGAACAACCAAGCGTCATTCGGAATTTTTTTCTCGCTTCGCCTTCAATTCCTTGTTGATGGCAGTCATCATCGCCACCTCCTCATCCACCTCCGCCTGCGTCAGCGGCATGTTCTTCTCGGCCTTCACGTCCCACGGTAGCGGCAGCAGATCGGTGGGGCTGCTGATGCCCGCCTTTTCGAGTTCCTTGCCGCCTACCTGTGCCGCCATGATGTAGTAGGTGGACCAACGGGCGGCACTCCACACGTCGCGGCTGCGACGCTGATGTCCGGCCAGTATGCGACGTGCCTCCCAGAAGCGGATGACGTAGAGATATTCACGGCGCGGCAGTCCTATCTCGCCTACGAACAGCTCGTAGAGATCGTAGGCGGTCAGGCGTTTTTTGGCTTTTCGCCGTCCTCGGGGTTATCGTCAGGGTTATCGTTAGCGTCTTCTCCCTTCGGCACCTGGTACCACTCTTTGCGTAGCTTGAACACCTCCGTCAAGGCTGCAACCAGCTCGGCAGGTTTGGCGCGGTACATGAGGTCGGTGTCCTTTACGGGCGATGCCTCGCCGCTGCCTTCGTAGTAGGACACGATGGCCGACAGGATGAGGTAGATGATGTGCTCTGGGTTCTGCGTGTCCATGTCCTCGATGTTCACACCGGTGTATTGCTTGAAGGCAAGCTCCGTGGCGAAGCAGTAGCCTATCTTTACGGCCACGCCGCCAATAATTATCTCTTTCTTTTCCATAATTTCCTTGGGTTAGTTCCTAAAATATTCTGGGTAATCAGAAAAATCGGATTTTCCGATTTATTAGAAAAACCGCCCGTCTGCTCGTAAAGATGAAGACGAGACAGGCGAGCGGCTGTGTAGAGGGTTATGCTGCGACTTCGTATAGTCCGTAGCCAGTTGCGTTCATAGTGTAGTCGCTCGATTGGCGGTTGGGGTCGTTCTGTGTCAACTGAGTGATCAAGATAGAGCCCGAAACTATTGTAGATGATGCTGTGCGGTTGTTGTCGCCTGAGACATTTGCAATCTTCCATTTGAAAGGAGTTCCGGCTTCGTAGAGCGACTGAATGTCGCCATACGACTTACCACCGACCTGCGACGTGATGGTCTCGCCAGAGCGAACCAAAGCACCCGACGTGATGTCGTAGTTAATTGCCGTAGGTTCTTGATATACCCATGCCCCTGTTGTGTCCTTCGTCGTACTATCCTCCAAGCTAACCGACACATGTAGGGATAAGCTACGGGCGGCGGCCAGTACGTCCGCAGGTGCTGCCGTGTTGTCGCTGCTGAGAAACAGGCGAACGGTCTCACCCTTGGTGAAGCTGCCAATGCTGATGACCTGAGTGGCCTCGCTGCTGCCAACGGTTTCCAATGGGCCGCTACCGCTGAATTGGAGGCTTTTAGTGGAGTTCGTTCGGTTGTCGAACTGAAACGTAGCATCCGATAAGAACGCCTGGCCTTTGCGCGACCAAGTGGCCTTCTCGCGCGTCTGGTTGTCGGTCGTCGAGGTCTCGTCCCACATCAGCGTCATCGGCTGCATGGCTTTAATGGCGGTGAGCATGGCTGCTGTATCGGCTACGTTCAGCGAATCGACACTGACCTGCCATGACTTGCTGGTAGTGACGGGCATAGCCGCCATACCGACAATATCTTTATGACTACTGTCGTCAGTATTGTTCGTGAGCGTAATCGTGCATCCAGTCGCCATGCCAATCACCTTGTATTTAGCAGCTGTGCTGTCGTAAATACAGATTCTAACGTTTTGACCTTTTAATGTTGCCATAATTGTGTATTGTCAATTGTGAATTATGATTTAACAATGTCAACTCTGAGTGTGTAGGCGCTTCCGTCCTGCTTGCGGCCCACTGCTCCGACACAATACTTGCAATCGGTAGGGATATTGTCAACCAGTTCGGACAGAGCCTCACGGGTAGGTGCTTCGAGTACGGTTGTACCGTTCTTCAGCAGATCATCGTAGACGCTGGGCTGTGCGCTCTCAACCGTCTCGACGCTTTCAGATGTCTGAGTTGCTTTCTTGCTCATCGTCATGTGTATTTATCACGTCACATTGATACGTGAGCACTTGCCAGTAGCAGGGCTTCAGCGAGTCGTACTGAATCTGCTGGGCCGCGAAGTTGTAGTCCATGATGGCGGTGTTGGTGGCGCGCAGATACGACAGGATGGTGTCGCGCACCATCTGCGTCAGCGTGTGCAAGTCGTCGAGCGTCTTGGCAGTTACTTCCACACCGATGTTCACCGTATCATAGTCACTCTCGTAGCGGTCGTCCTTGGTGCCTTGGTCGTTCGTCAGTCCGTCGAAGGTGACGATGACGTAAGGCACAGGCACGTTGTCAGCGTCCTCGTCGGGCAGTCCGATGGCCGTGCCGTAGAGTCGCGGGGTTTCATCGTACTGTGTGTTACCGTCGTCGTCGATGTACTCCGTCAACTTCTCCAGCAGGTCGCTGTTGGACTGCAAAGCCGAAACGAATATGCTATCTGTTGCAAGGCTCATTGTATCGCGTGTGACTTGTTAATTACTTTCTAATTACTTGCTAATTACTTCGTAATTCTCTCCCTATGGGAAAACCACGGGCTGACAGCCTTTGCCAGCGCATCGGAGCAGCCCGTGGCAGGAACTATCCCGGAAAGAAGAGCGAAGAGAGAGTTTATCCGCCAATCACGTTAGAAGAAGCAGGCTCCACGAGCTTGATGAGCTTGAAGGCCTGGGGCTTGTTGTTGCCGTTGCCGTTGACCTTAGAGCTGAGCTCCACGAGAGAGTAGTCGAGACCCATGCCGAGGGCAATCACGTTGCGGTCGAAGTTCTCCTGAGAGGTTCCATCGACGTTGAACTCGATGCCGTCTGCATATACCTGCTCGTTCAGGTAGCCGAAGTGACCGATACCGATGTAGCGGTAGGTAGCGTCCTTGGTGGCGATACCGTTGGAGGCGATGGCGTAGTCGATGTACGGAGATACCTTGTAGCGGTAGCCTACGCACTGGCCATCCTGTACGACGGTGCGGTTGGAGTCGGTGGTGCCGGGGATGAGCTTGGTGAACTTCAGGTCAACCTCGGTAGCCTTGTCCATGATAATTTCGGGGTCGCCCTCGAAACCAAGGTCGTACATGTCGGCAATCTTCTTGGCGAGGTTCTTACCGATGTTCTCGTCCAGAGTCAGCTCCTCGACAGTCACGGTAGCGAACGGACCGATAACGTCGCGGTAGTCACCGTGAGCGTAAACGTGGAGAGCACGGAACATAGCCCAGCCCTTGGTGAACTTGAAGGTCAGGAAGCCGATGATGTCGAAAGCGGCCTGAGCCACGGCACGACGGCTGACGGGAACACTGGCGCAGACGCGCTTCGGAGAGGTGGTGATGTTGGCAAAGTTCAGAGCCTGCTCTGCAACCTTCGTCACCTCACCCTCGACGGTGAACTTCACGTCGTTGATAGAGTAAGGGATAACCTGAGTGCCAGTCACGCCGGTCAACATCTTCAGGTCGTCGGGCAGTTCGATGCCGGGCACCTTGGTGTCGATGATGGGCTGAATCTCCACGGGGATCAGACCACCAGCCTCCAAGTTGGCGGTAGTGTTCTGGTCGCCGCCAGAGGTGATGGCGTTGGCGAGGATGGTGGTTGCGTTGGCTGCACGCTTGTGGGTGAAGCAGTCAGCAATCATCTCACGCAACTCCTTGCCCTTGTCCTCGCGGCTCTTGATGGCTGCGAGCTCGGCACCAGAGGCGAGAGCCTTTGCACGGGTTGACAACTTAGCGGACTCGTCAACGAGTTCACGCTGTTCCTTAACTTCCTCGGCGGTCAGTTCGCGAGTCTTGCCTGCCTCGTCGAGTTCGTCGATACGATTCCAGATAGCGAGCTGACGCTCCTGGATCTGTGCTTTTGTCATTTCTTTCATACAAAAACGTTTTTATAGGGTTAATAACTAAGTGATTCTAATTCCTGCTCGGTGCGCAGACGCATGGCACGATGGCGCAGACGCATAGCCTGCTGTTCGCGGAAACGCTGCTCTTGCTCTTCCAGTTCGCGCTGCTCACGCTCGGCCTTCTCAGCATTAGTCTCGCCACCGTTGGCTTCGCGCTCCTGTGCTTCGCGGGCTTCTTTCTCGGCATTGGTCTCGCCGCCGTTGGCCTCACGCTCTGCCTTCTCACGGGCTTCGCGCTCTTCGGCGGTTTCAACGGGTGCGCCTTCATTGTCGTTCACCTCGCGCTTCAGCTGCTCCTCAATCGCCTTGTCGATAGCCTCCGATGCCTCGCGCAGTCCGACGGTGGTCTGCTCGTAGGCGGGGTGGGTCACGATGGCCACGTCATAGAGGCCGGTGATTTTCTTCACATGGCGCAGCCACACCTCCTTGCCGTCCTCGATGTCGTTGGTCTTCTCGTAGCTCACGCCGTTCTCCGAGTCCTCCCAGTCGTCCTCGAAGGCGAACGACATGCCGGTGATGTCGCCGCGCTTCATCAGTTCCAGCGCATCGTTGGCGTTGTTGGTGCGGGGCAGGTCGCAGCGGCAGTCGATGCCGTCGCCACGGAGTTCAAGAGAGAGGGTGTCCTTGTCCGAGTTGCGGAAACGTCCGAGCACGTCGGGCACCATGTTCGAGTGGTTAAGATTCAGGATCACGTCGGACTTCGCCAGAAGTTCACGGCTGATGCAGCCAGGCTCCAGAATCTCATACACCTTGCGTGTGGAGCTCCAGGGTGTGAGGTTGACCGAGCGCACGCCGAAGACTATCGGACGGCCCTCAATCTCGCGGCTCTCCTGCTGCCCCTCCTGTGGCTCGCGCAGTTGCAAGCCGCAGTCATTGGTTGGGATGAATCTTGTCTGTTTCATATTCTCGTTTTACATTTGAAAATGTTATCTACTATACGGGCGTTTTAGCGTCCTGGGTTTACCGCGCGTCTTACGCGCTTGGATTGCTTCTCTCGCTGCTCTTGAAGTTCTTGCTCCAGAGCGTCGATTTCCTGTTTTGTCGGATTGTTCATACCTACCTTTTATTTTCAAAAAACCTATACCTTTTATGCCATAAAACCTATACCTTCTTCCAGAAAAACCTATACATTCTTTGCCAAAGAATCTATACCTTCTTTTCCTCGCCCTCCTTTGGCGGTGTCGGCTGTTGCGGTTCCTGAGTGGTCGGTCTGCCGCCACCTGCCACGTCGCGCAGTTTCGGACTGCCCAGCTCTGCCAGGTTGGTGAGCACATAGACGATGTTGCCATTGTCCACGCTCGGCATATCCTCCTCGGCACGCATCTCGTTCACCGTCATGATACCCGTGCGCAACATACTCTCGTAATATTTCGCCTTGGCCGTCGGGTCCATCGTCATCAGCGGCTTCTCGCAGACGTGGATGTCCCTCACGCCGTAGCCGTTGAATCCTATGAGCTTGCGGAACAGCTCCTTCTCCATATCTTTCGCATCTG